CTAGCTATCTTGTCCCTGCCATTCACCTTTGGAAAGAACGACTCCGCCGTTGTGATCGAAAGAGATATATAAAGCCTGCCTAACCTTCTCCCCAATATTATCAACAAAGCAGACGCCAACAACTATCTCTTCAACTGACCTATACTGTTCATAGTCAGAAAACAACATTATAAATGTGTGCTCCTCACCAGAATCCCACGCACTATTGAACTCTCCATAAGAAATCACGCACCGCACCTTACACCTAATAAGCGTTGCATAGAGGTGCTGTATATTTGCCCCCACATTTGAAAAGGTAAAGTAGGCCATATAATTATTATCGCCCCAACCATCACTGAATCGAGAAAAACGAAAATCTGGCTGAGCACGCAATTTATCGTAGCGATACTTCCTTTCCTGTTCACTTATAAGTATCTTGACTTCCTCTTTTGCAACCAAGGCAAGCTCTCTTTGTTGCTCAACCGAGTTTTTTAGCTCCTCAACCTGAAGAGACAAAGTTTTACGATTCAGGGCAAGCTCTTTACCTTGTTGAAAATAGCCTATGACTAGCCAAAAAAATGCTAACGGGGCAAATCCACCAGCTAGGAAATCGCCCCAAGCATTAAGCTCAAGCGCGATAGCTTTATCAAAATTTACAAAAACCACAAACCCTAATCCAAGCAGCCAAAGAACTGTTACAGCACAACCCAAAACCAACATATTCACTCCTTCAAATCTAAAAGCCAACGCCCCATATACCTTAGCTTTCTTTGCTTTCTTTTGGGGCTTTGGCTTCTTGCTCTTTGGATCTCATTTCATGCCATTCGGCGAGATTTTTAGGCGCCCCTTCTTCAATCCGATCATCGAGCGCAGAAATATCCTCTGACACAAACGCCCACAACATTACAAAATCCTTAAACACAATATAGAAGAAGAAAAGCGTACTACCCACAAAAAACGACAAAATCTGAGCCCTATCTAGCCCATAAGCCAAATATATATAAATACAAAATCCCAAAGACATACATAGCGCTATTAATCCCGCCATAACATAAACACAGTGAACCATCACATAAACAACGTACTTTCCATCCGACGTCCTAGGCCCCGCTTCATCCCTAAGTTTTTCTGAGTTGTAAATCAAAATTCTCAAAGGAAACAAGGCTCTTTGTGCAAGCTCAAACCTTTTATCAGCACCTGCTTTCCACCACAGCTTTAAGCAATGAAGAATTAAGCTCCCTACTATACTCCCCACACCACCAACAATAATAACGCCTGGAATAGACCCTAGCAGCCAGGTTTTAATTGCTTCCAACTCCATCTTATCCCCTTAAATATCCATTAACCCATCGGATTAAAACTACTCGCCGCAGAGCAATAGCGCGTCTTCATGCGATCACTATGCGTTTTGCGGTCACTGTCATAGCGGGCACGCCAGGTTCTGCACTCTTCATGAAAGTGCTGTTTGGCGGCCTTGCGGCATTCGCGGTAGTCGATTGATCCGCGCCGGTGATTGACGCACACGGTGGTACCATCGATGTAGTTGTTCACCGATAGCCATTCCACCTTGTAGTTCTTGCCACCATCCCAGCTCTTGATCCACTTTGATGTACGCTCGCGGCTTACCTGCTTGGTTTGGCGCTGCTGCGTTTGCTGGGGTGCCTGGGCGATGCGATGGGTTGCGGGTGGTGTGTAGGTGCTGGCCGGCTGCTTGGGCGTGTAGTTCTTGTCACTGAACACGTTCTGAGAGCTGGCAATCGCCCTCGCCTTTTCTTCCTCTGTCCACTCCATCGAGGCGTATGGCTGAGGCTGGCTTGCCGGCTCGTATGCAACCCGTTGCGCGGGTGGATCGATGGTGGGAATGGATGGCAGCCTTATAGGCTCTTCCGGCTCGCTGTAGGGCTGTGGCGCCGGTTGCTGGCTGAACAGCGGTTTGCCGTCTACGTGGATCGCCTGCTTGAGCTGATCCACATTGATCACGATTGGCTTGGCAAACAGCGCGATCACGCCCCAGGTAATCGCGGAACCTACGCCCAGGATCACCACCATTCGCCATGGGCCGGGCTTTTTCTTGCTGCTTAGATAGTCTGGTGCGTCGTCCCAGTCGCTTTTCATGTCGCCTCCTTGCGCCATTAACATTTTTCTCTATTTAAAAGTCATCATCACTTGATGTTTCAGGCGCCTTGGGTACAGCCTCCTTGTTAGAAACAAACGCAGCATCTTTTCTATGAATTCTATCCGTCATATAGTAAAGACCCAAAAGAGTAGTAAAGATCAAGTTGTATCCAACAAATATATAGCACCCTGCAAAAAGCCACTTAAGATAAAATCCAAAATCACCATCTATTTCTTGCGACACGGCCGGCGCAACCAAGTTTGCGCCAATACCAATAAAAAGCATTAATACAGATAGAAAAGCCAGGTAGCCGAATAGGAAGCATAAAAAACGTCTTCGCGTTAACTTTTCATCCTTCATTCTTCCTCTTCTACGAACACTGAGCACAGGGCTCTTCCCTGCCATTGGCTTATCCATGTTCTCTTGATTGAACGTAGCAACAGCTGCCAGTGAAGCTATATAAAACCCACTAACCACCTGAAGATAACCAACCACAGAACTAATTAATCCGCTCGCCCCAAAAACCGTAACATCCCAAGAGACCAACCAAAAAACAGAAAACGTAACGAGCAGCATTATTAACGGGCACAGCAGCTCATCGAAATACTTTCCTTGCCTCTCAATCCTCAAGTAGGACAGAGGCGTTAGCAGCCTACGAATGCTTTCCATAAAAACCTCTATTTGGGAAGATCTAATATCAGCTTCATTAGATCTTCATGAAGGCTCTTACTGCATTGAGGTAAATCCACACCGCAGGTCACCAACTCCATGCGGCCAAATAATGATTCACCTGCGTCTTCACGAACTGTACTGACACTGACAGTTCTTTGCTTCTTACCAATTGGATAGTGCAGCACTACCTTCATGGTATTGTAACCTTTCTTAGAAAAATGCCCTTTGCATTTATTAACAAAGTCAAGAGCGCCATCTCCGGTGCTTTTAGGCGCAACCTTAACTCTTATTGTACTTCTCGCCTCAACAAGATAGGGGTCTTCATCCAATTCCTGCACGGTTTCATCTCTAACCAATTCAATGAAGCGCAACTCCCCTTGCTCCAAATCTTCTTTAAGGCTTTGAGACGCGTGATGCTCCATAACAACCATAGGTACGCAGACCTTTATTACACCATCGGTGGGGTCTTCATATTCCCGCGTCAGTAGAGGCTTCAGCTGCGAATTAAGAAAGGGAATAATCTTCGTTTTACCAATCCCCGGAACATCCTCTAAAAGCATTAAATTATCAAACGGCCTCAATTCATCCTGGCTCAGGTATATCATCGCATGCGCCGAAACAGCTACTCCCTCGCCTTCAAGTTTTGGCTCATGCCTAAGCTCACCAGAGTCCAACCGACTAAAAGCAGGATCAGAGACATTGGAGTCAGAATATTGGAACAATATAGCGGCCTTACTCCCGTCTTTGCTTATCTTTATTTCAGATATCCGCATGCAAGCTTGATCTTTATTTATCAGCTTATAGCAGGCCATATCAGCCACTCTCATTTGCAGCAGCCTGAGACACTCTAATAGACTATAATTTGGCGCATCCTCTGGAACCGGAATCACCTTAATATTGTAGTAGTGAATCCATCTTTCACGTTTATCAAGCATCCCTCTTCCCCGCCCTTCACTAATTATTTTTTCAATAATTTCGCCATACAGCGACGCGCTAATTTTTAATCGCTACCCTGTACTTTGATTGGGTAAGTTTGAATTACCCTGGTCGTATTCGGGGCTTGTTTGCCCTGCGTCTGGAGCAATTTTTCCGCTAGCCAGCCAAAGAGCGTATTGGGGATAAACCTCTACTAATACGTCTATCTCCTCTGTGCTTACTCGCACGGCCCCCTTACTCACGCTCTTCCAACGCTCGTAGTCACCGCCATAGGTGCTCGCCTTTTTTGGGCCTAGCTTCTTGATCAATAGGCGAGCCCTATCAGCAGCCTTTTCCATATAGAAATCTTTTCCAGAGAAATTGTTGCTCTAACTGGTGGGCGGGTTAATAATTCCCCCAGAGAAATATTTACTCTAATAGCCATCTACAGCTAATGACACGAATAGTGACGGAACGAGCATGGAACTGGAAGAGCTGGAACCTTCGAAGCTGATAGGCCCGCAACAGGACGTGGAAACCGTCGAGTCCTGGGCCGACCGCAACGGCCTGACCTACGGCACCGCGCGTGCCTGGGCAATGAAAGGTGTTCTCCCCACCGTAAAGCTAGGCAAGCGCCGCATGGTAAACAGCGCCCTGCTCCGCACCTGGCTGCTGGAACAGGAGTGGACGGCATGAATCCTCCCTTCTATACGCAAGCCGCCTTCGCCGCCCTGGCGGGTGTTCCCGTTGAGCAGGTCGCGCACTGGATCAGAACCGGCGCCGTCGAGAGCGTAAAGCTCGGCAAAACCCGCGTGGTGCTGTTTCCGGGGGTGAACCAATGAGCCGCACCGACCAGCAATTCAAGCTGCGCATGCCGCCAGCCCTCCGCTCCCAGGTAGAGCAAGCCGCCGAACAGGCGAACCGCTCCCTGAACGCCGAAATCGTCACCCGCCTGCAAGGTAGCTTCGTCCAGGCAAAGCCAGAGGTGTCGGCCAATGACCAACACGAGTCAGTACCTGCTGTCACACCCCAGGGAGTGCGGCTGTCCGGGCTGCTTTGCCCGCAATCCCCAGGGCAAGTACATGGCGTTCGTGCGACACCCGCACCCCGAGAACTGCGACTGCTCTGTGTGCTACGTCAATCGAAACTGGGCGACGCTCCCAACATCGTCGAGCTCGGATATCTGCCGATCCACACCATGCACCGACTGCCGCCCCGCGCAATGGTCCGTGGTAAATGGTCGGAACCGCGTTACGCCGGCCTATACCTGCGAGAAACACAAGCCGTCGAGCCGACCGCCGAAATACTGGAGCGTTGTGCACGACACCGGCAAACCAACGCCCTTCGTACCTCTGCGCGAACCGTTCGAACTGGTGGGGTGATCGCATGATCGTTCTCGATACGCCTTCTATCGTCATGCTCGGCCTGCTGCTCATTAACGGCATCGGCGTCGCCTACTGGTTTGGCCGCATGGACGGTGCACGCACCGCCCGCCCTGCAGACCCGCGCCTAGCCAACACCCAGGCGGAAACACGCGGCTTCTTAAAAGGCCTGACCACCGCGCTCGTTGCTATGTCGGTCAAGGGCCGCGCTCCCGGCTCGTCGGATCACGCTTCACCGATCCGTCGAACGGAAGCACGGGCAGAGCGAACCCTTGAACACCCACCACCTTGAATAGCCTCCGCTCGTGAGTGTGGGGCAGCTCCACCGCCCCGCGCTCCCGAGCCCTCGGCGGCAAGAGTGGGATGACAAGGGCAAAGCCCTTGGTGTTGAACCAAACCCGCTGCACCAGCGGCGCTAACTGAAAACCTCGGCAAGTCGAGAACCCCACCCGGGCAAAAACGAGAAGTTTGCCCGCGTGGACCCGCTCGGCCTGCTGAAAGGCAAACCCGCGCAATACCGCGCAACCAAGCGAGGAAACACAAGATGGCACGCACCACTATGGAACTGGCATTCATCAGCGCTGAGCGCGTGAAGTTCGACAACGTGGATCTGGTGAAGCTGTACCTGGGCGACGAACCGGACGGCGAAAAGGACCTGGGCGTCTCCCTGCTCTCGATGCAGGTAGCCGAAAGCGCCCTGGACGAAGTGTGGGCCTCCTGCAAAGGCCTCGATGTGCTGGAGACCGTCCGCGTCACCGTAGAGATTGATCGCGGCTCCAAGAACGCGGGCAAGTTCATCGTCCTGCACGTCGAGTCCGCCAAGCCTGCTCAGGCCGGCAAGCCTGCTGCCCCGCAAGGCACCCAACAACAGCCCAAGCCGACCGGCACCCAGCCGGACGCGGCCAAGGCCTGACGGGAGGGCGCCGCCGTGCTGATCGTTGATCGCGTGCTGTGCGACTGCTGTGGCCAGCCCATGGGCCAGCTCTACAACCAGTCCGCCCCCCAGCCCGACCTGCTGCCCGATCTGAACAAGGCGCCCGACCTCGTTATCTGCCCCGACTGCATCGCCATGGCTGAGGTCATCCGCGACCCCAGCTTGGCGGAGTAAGGGGGCGCCATGAATTTCATTGTGTGCGACGGCGTATGGGAAAGCGCAGGCCAAACCCCGGTTTGTGTCGGCACCCTCTCCACCGTCGCGCTCAGTGAGATAAGCCCGACCGGGCTAACCGCTGAAGACCATGCACAGATCCGCGAACACGCCCTGGTGCTGTTCGCCATCGTCTTCGGCGCTCTCGTGCTGAAAAAGGCACTCAACCTGTAGGAGACACACCCATGCAAAACCTGAAAGTCCTGCGCCGCTCGCTCGGTGCCGCCGCCGCTGTTGGCCTGCTGGCCGTACAGCAAGCCCATGCTGCCCTGCCGGAAGGCGTCGAGGCCGCTTTGACCGCTGCCAAGACCGATGGCGTCGAGGTCGCGGGCATCGTCCTCGGCGTGATCATCGCCATCGCTGCCTTCAAGTTCATCCGCCGCGCGCTGTAAGGCCGGCTGCAACCAACCAGCCCGGTAACTCGTTATCGGGCTTTTTCACATAAGGGCTTTTCATGGACGCCAACATGCTGACCACGATCATCATCGTTATGGCGTTCTGGGCTCTGTTCTTTGGGCGGCTGTGAACATGGCTCAAGCGCTCTTTCGCCTGCCTCTGGCGGCCCTGTTTTTTCTGATTACAGCGAATGCCTATGCCGTTGTTTTCGACGACATCAATACAGTTCTTACCCCTCACCCTCACTATTACTGGACTGTTTCTTCGAGCGGCGCTGGCACGAAGTACTCAACCGCTCGTTTACTTTGTCAGGCCGTTTACCCTGCTACTGGTGACTGGGGTGCGGGTGCTAGAGCTTTAGCGTCTAACACTGCTATGTGCATGCATGGTTGCGTTAGCGGTTGGTGTGATATCGGCAAAGTTGTTTATGTCCGTAAGCGCACATGTCAGGCAGGTCATTCTCTAGACCCTTCCGGTTCTTGCGTGCCTAACCCTGAACCCGAACCGGAACCCAGCGCCTGTGAAAGCAAAGCAGGTACCAGCTTTGCCTTCATGGCCAGCCCACCAGAGGGCCAGCTTAGCCTGCCCGGTGAGTACATTTGCGACAGCGGCTGCCGTGCCACCTGGAACAGTGGTTCGAATGGCGGTTGTGCCAACAACGATCAAGGTATCCGGGCCTGCTTTGGTATCGGCACCTATACCGGCGGTGACTGCCAGACCGGCGACACCCCGACCGGCACCGGCACCCCGCCACCCGATCCGACAGACCCCACCACGCCGACAGATCCAACTGATCCGACCGACCCGGTCGATCCCACTGATCCCTCCAACAACTGCGGCCCTGGCTATAGCTGGTCGGGCACAACCTGCGTACCCACCAACCCAACAGATCCGGACAACCCTGGCGACGGGGATGGCGATGACGACAACACCGGCGGCGGTAATAACGGTGGCGGCGGCAACGTTGGCGGTATCGGGGATGGCGATGGTGACGGCGATGGTTCCGGTAGTGGTGACGGGGACGGCAACGGTAACGGCAATGGAAACGGCGACGGTGATGGCGAGGGAGAGAACGAAGAAGGCAATGACTCCGTCTCGGGTGAAAGCTGCACCGCCGAACTCGTCTGCGAAGGCGACGTGATCCAGTGCGCCATCCTGCGCAAAAACAAAGAGCAAGTCTGTCAGTGGAAGTACGACAGCGAAGCTCAGGCACAAGTCGAGTCCACCCTGAGCGGTCCCGACTACCAGCTAGAAGAGCATGACATTGCCGTCAGCGGCCTGTTCAACGAAGCCCTCAACCGGGGGCGCTGGCTGCCACAGTCCTGCCCAGCGCCGCAAACCTTCAGCGTCATGGGGCGCAGCTACTCGCTGAGCTGGGAGCCCGCTTGCCGCTTCGCCCTGGCCATCGGGCCGCTGATTGTCGCCATGGCCTCCATCTTCTTCGCCGTCACCATCGCTCGCGGAATCAAGGGGTCTTGATATGCCACTACTGCTACCACTGCTCGCCACCTTCCTCGGCTCCATCGTCTCCGGTCTGGTCTTCCGGGCGTTGGCTTCCCTGGGCTTTGCCTATATCGCCTATGTCGGCATCGGCCAACTGATCGACACCGTCGACGGCTATATCAAAGGCCTGTTTAGCGCGATCCCGGCACCGGTTGCCGCCATCCTCGGCATGGCCAAGGTCGATGTGGCCATCAACATCATCATCGCCGCCGTCATCGCTCGCCTGATGCTGGCCGGTATGGACCGCATCACCGGCACCATCACCGGCCTTGCCCTGCTCAACAAGGCGGGTGGCTGATGTTCGTCCTGCGCACGGGTCTGCAGGGCAACGGCAAGACCCTCAACACCATCAAAGAAGTAGACGCCAAAGCCGCAAAAGAAGGCCGCCCGGTCTACTACCACAACATACGTGGCTTCGATCCAAACGCCGAAGTGCTCGAGGCCGTTTGGCAAGAATTCGATGATCCGCAGAAATGGCACGAGCTGCCGCAGAACGCCATGATCGTCATCGACGAAGCGCAAAAGTTCTTTCGGGTACGCCCTGCTGGCTCAGCCGTCCCTGCCTATGCCAGCGCCCTGGAAACCATGCGCCACCGCGGCCATGAACTGCACTGCATCACCCAGAACCCCGGCTTGATCGACACCCACTTCCGCAAGCTTTGCAACTCGCACATTCACTACGTGCGCGGCCATAAAGGCCCGGTGGTCAAACGCTGGGAGTTCGAGCGCGTGAACATGGACGTCGAGAAGAAAAGCGACTTCAGCGAAGGCCAGGCCACCCGCGTACTGCTCGATAAGAAATACTTCGGCGTGTACCAGTCAGTCGCTGATGGCTCTGAACACCACATGAAGTTCAAGCCGCCCCGGGCGCTGTTCGTCCTGATCATCTGCGTCCTGGGCATCGGCTACTTTGGCTATGGCGTCTATGAACGACGCATTGCGCCGCCCACGCCAACACACGAGCCAGCAACAGACGCGCGCGCAGCCACACCAGCGGGATCACCCGTCACGCAGCAACCACCCCAGGAGGGGCCAGAGCCGTTATCAACAGAAGATTATGTCTCCCTGCGGGTGCCACGTATTCCAGACGTCCCCAGCTCGGCGCCCATCTACGACGAAATCACCCGGCCCGTGACCTATCCGCAGCTCTCCTGCCTGCATACCTCCGATCCGGACCTGCTGGCCAGGAACCACAAGCGCTTCACCCTCGGCCATCTGGATAACAAGGTCTACGGCTGCCGCTGCAACACCCAGCAAGGCACCCGAGCGGTGGTGTCCTTTGAAGCCTGCATGGCCTACGTCAACGAAGGCGCCTTTGATCCGGCCAAGCCTGACCGACTTGCACTGGAAGGCCAGTTTCAGCAGCCCGCCACAACACAACCCCGGCAGCAACCCGCCTCCAACCTGAACGGCTACGGCTCCGTAGGTGGCGTTCATAACGTCAGGGGGCGATTCCAATGATTGCCAGCACCACGGGCTATCAGTCGGCGCAGCAGATACGTAAAGCCATGCGCGGCGGCGTGGTTGCGTGCGAGGCACGAGCGCGCGTGTGCGCCGCTGCGCGGGCGCTGACGTCCCTGTAGCACGTCAGATAAACCAAGGTTAAACGTGTCGATTCGGCACTATTTGGAGCATTAGAAAATGGCAGTTAAAGACCAACTCCGTGTTGATCGTGAGTTCAAAAAGAGCCCAACCGGTAGGCTGTTTTTCGACAGCATGACCGCTCGGATAACTGACCTTTCCAACGTCCGAATCCTGGCCTGCAGCGTTGATACCGTCCGCCAGCTCTATCGCGGGCTGATCCGCCCGGAAATCATGAGCCTCTTCGACAAACCCGGCACCATCGTTGATTTCGCTGGCCAGCGCTGGCACTCGGGTCGCGTCAGCAAGGATTCCGGGTACCAGTACAAGCTGCAGAACGCTGACCTGGGCATCATCCTGCTGGTGAAGAACTTCAACGCCAAAATCGAGAATATCGGCCCTCACCTGAAAATCGAGGTGTCTCCGCATGCCATCGACCAGTTCTGCCCCGAGCGCCTGCAGGAACGTCTGGACTACTACGCCGACCACGTGCTTACCAACATCGAGCGTAACCAATGCGCTGTCCACCTCGCGCTAGACCTGCAGGGCTGGCAACCGCCCGCCGATTTGGTCGCCCGCATGCACTGCCGCGCACGCGCCGCCCGTGATATCTCCGGCATCAAGGAAATTCAGTGGACGCTGGAGTCTGCCACCTACGGCAAAGGTCAGTCCTACCTGTTCGGCTCCGCTGGTGGCGTCCAGCTCGGTATCTACAACAAGACCGAACAGGCCCGCGCCATCGACAAGCTCGACTACTGGGAAAACGTCTGGAAGCGTCGCGACAGCTTCGACGAAGCCGACCCGGACAACTACAACCCGGAACAGGACGTGTGGCGCGTAGAGCTGCGTTACCACCACTCAGTGATCCAGCAATTTGCCTCCGGCTCGTTCGATCTGCAGACCAGCCAGATCATTGAAACCAACAGCTATGCCGCCTTTGCCCCGCACCTAGACGGCCTGTGGCGCTATGGCCTGCGTCAATTCAAGCTGCTGGCTCGTCCTGGCTACTTTGAGCCCATCTGGACACTGATCCGTGACGATGTGCGCGTGGATCTGCCGGTGGACTCCCTGGTGGATGACACCGAGTACAAGCGCCAATACAAGACCTCGCGGGGCTTCTCGGGGAAGAACGTCGAGCTATTCCTGGGAAACTTCGTCAGCCTGCTGGCACGGGAGCGAGTGGGCGCTAGAAAGGCTTTCTACCGGCTCAAGGATTGGGAATGCTGGCCGGTGATCCGCGACCACTATGCCGCCAAAGGCATGGATGAAGACGGGTTGTATAAGCACATCAAGGGAATCCTTGAGGAACGGCATGTGCGTTGGGGGCGTGCTGTCTGATGGCTATCGAGCAACTGCCTGACGGTCGCTGGAAAGTCGACGTCGAACCCATCAAGGGCCGGCGCTTCCGCAAGACTTTCAAGACCAAAGGTGAAGCCCAGCGTTTCGAAGCCACCTGCAGGGCAAATTGCATCGAGTCGCCCGCTTGGACGCCCAAGCCGAAAGACCGTCGCCGCCTCTCCGAACTCTGCACCCGCTATCACGAACTGCACGGCCATGCCCTGGCTGACGGTGCTGCGATCCTTCGCACCCTGCAGAACTTGGCCAAAGACCTGGGCGACCCCATCGCGGTCAAGCTCACCGGCAATGCCTTCTGCGAAACACGCAGCGAGCTGCTCAAGGCCGGCATTCAAGGCAAGACCATGAATAACCGGCTCGGCTACCTGAAAGCTCTGTTCAACGAGCTGCACCGCCTGGGCGATATCGACTACCCGAACCCGCTGGCCAACGTCCGCCCGCTACGCCTGCAGGAACGCCCTATTTCCTTCCTCTCGACCTGCCAGATAGCCGAACTGCTCGAGGCCCTGGATGACCGTACGACCAGCCCAGGAATCGGCCTGATCGCTCGCGTCTGTCTGAGTACGGGTGCCAGGTGGGGAGAAGCCCAGGCGCTGACACCTGAGCGAGTGCGAAACGGCATGGTGACCTTTGCCAACACTAAGTCGAAGCGAACCCGGTCGATTCCTATCGATAGAAAGCTGGAAAAGGCCCTGCAGATCTACTTCAAGCGTCACGGCCTGTTTACCAACTGCATGCTGACCTTTAGCCGTGTGCTGGATAAGACCTCGATCAAGCTCCCGGCCGGCCAGGCCACGCACGTGCTACGGCACACCTTCGCCAGTCACTTCGTTATGCGGGGCGGGAACATCCTGACGCTGCAGAAAATCCTGGGGCATACGTCGCTGGCAATGACCATGCGCTATGCGCACCTGTCGCCGGACCACCTGCAGGATGCTTTGACCTTGAATCCGCTTTTCGACACTTCTTCGACACTTGCCGAAAGCTGAAAAGCAAAAAGCCCCGAAAACTTCTCAGTTCTCAGGGCTTTAGGTATTGCGAAAGTGGCGGTGAAGAAGAGATTCGAACTCTTGATACGGTTTCCCGTATACACACTTTCCAGGCGTGCTCCTTCAACCGCTCGGACACTTCACCGGATCTCGATTGGCTGTGCAGCCCGTCGAGGTGCGCTAATGTAGTCGAATGTTTTCCTGATGGCAAATTTTTTTTAAAGGATTCATGCGCTTAAGAGCGTAGCGGGTTTTCGTCGCGCTCGTCACTGGGTGGCTCATCGAAGCGAATGTGGCCGAATAGCAGGAATCCCAGGGACATGAACAGGCCTACGCCGAATAGCAGCAACACGCCGGATGGGCTGCGCAGGTAGAGGCTTTCGCTGAGCACGACCGATGCCAGCAGCAGACTAATCACGGCCAGCATATAAAGGATGGAATAGAGGGTGTTCATGGGCAGCTCCTTCGGTACGCAGCCCACCTTAGAGGCCAGGCCTCGCGCTCGGCCAATTGCCATCCACCATCGCCACGATAGGCAAAAACGCTGACCCACCAGTCAGCCACAGCGCTTTACCAGAGCGGTTCGGCTGAGTACCTTCTGCCCACATTCAGCCCTGCTGCTCTAACAAGGAAAACTGCCATGAGCGACCTGATCAGCTATCAACTCGAAGACGGCATCGCCACCCTCACCCTGAGCAATGGCAAGGTCAACGCCATCTCGCCCGACGTGATCGCCGCATTCAACGCCGCGCTCGATCGTGCAGAGCAAGATCGCGCCATCGTCATCATCACCGGGCAGCCGGGCATTCTTTCTGGCGGCTACGACCTGAAGGTGATGACCTCCGGCGCGCAGAACGCGATCAATCTGGTAGCTGCTGGCTCCACGCTGGCGCGGCGCATGCTCGCTCACCCCTACCCGATCATCGTCGCTTGCCCCGGTCATGCCGTGGCCAAGGGCGCCTTCATTCTGCTGTCGTCCGATTACCGCATCGGCGTCGAGGGCCCCTTCAATATCGGTCTGAACGAAGTGCAGATCGGCATGACCATGCATCACGTGGGCATCGAGCTGGCCCGTGATCGCTTGCGCAAGTCAGCATTCCACCGCTCAGTGATCAATGGCGAGATGTTCGACCCGGCAGGCGCGGTAGACGCCGGCTTCCTGGACAAGGTAGTACCGGCCGAGCAACTGCTGGCCACCGCACAAACCGTGGCGCAGCAGATGAAGAAGATCAACATGACCGCGCACAAAAACACCAAGCTGAAGGTGCGCAAAGCTCTGCTGGAAACCCTCGATGCCGCCATCGAGACGGACAAGCAGCACCTGATGTAAGCACGCAATACTGCGCCAATGAAAAGCGCCGCTTCCGTTGAGGTCGCGGCGCTTTTTCTTTGTGCATCTCGCCATTGATCCACCGCCGACTTTCGGTGCGCGGCGCCCCCTGCGGGTCAGCCGGAATAGTCGAGGGCCGTCCAGGTGCGACTCAGGCCTTGCGCCAGCACGCAGCCAGGTTTGCTCAATTGCTCGTTGAAGGACGCCGGCAACAGCGTGGTTTCCCCCTCCGCGGCGCCGTGCCGCTCGGTCAGCCACTGCAGCTTGCCGCAGTTGGGCGTTTCGATCACGTAACTGGCTGCGATGTTCGAGTGGTGGCTGGGCAGACGGACCACGTCGAGTACGACGCCCACCTCCTCAATTCGATGACCATCGGAAACCAATACGGCCCAGGCCTGCTCGCCTTCGATTACCAGATAGGCACCGTTGGCCTGTGGTCGCTCGATCTGCGGTTGCGCACAGCCGCTGAGCAGGGCCAATAGCACAATCGTCATCAGCATCTGTTGCAT